TTTTCCCGAGCGCCATGCTGCAATCAAAAAGCGCCTGCGGATTTTATGGCATCAACGCCCACAATAGATGCCGTGCTTAACACTGGATTTACAGCAGATGCTATAGCTGTAGACTTTGATGATAATAGAGATTGAAGTTTGCTAATTAGAGACTGTAAATCTGCTTCAAGTGTTGCCAGAATAGCTGGTTCCTCCTTAATTAATTCGCTCTCAACGAATGTGAGAATATGACTAACTAATAAGGTTAAAATTGCTGATGACATAAATTACTCCTTGGTTTTAGAATTATCACTGTGGAATCTCTTAATTCCTTTAAGTATTTCTTCCAGATTATCAATAAATCTATCTGGATTAATATTCATTTTTGAATGAAATAATGATGTAATAATATCCAGTAGTGTAAAATTAATAAGTTCATCTACATCTTTAAATTTCTGCTTAGAATATTTAAGGTTATATGAAAGCTCTTCGAAATATCGAATAAAATACGCCTTGATATTTTCACCCATTATTAGGTTTCTCGATTTTCATCTTATCAAGCTCATGCGTTCTATCTGCATTCTCTACCTCATGGTGATGCTTGCTCACATTCACAGACATCTCTACAGCAGTGCGTGCGTTCTCGGCATCGAGCTTCTCTTGCTTTAATGCCTGATCAACGCCAGAACCTTGAATATCTGCCATGACCTTCAGGAATTCGATATCAGCTTGCTTATTCTTTACAGCATCATCTGTAGAAATCTTCACTAAATTTACCTGAGCATCACGTTGAGACGCTTCATCCTTCTGCTTCACTTTAGCCATTTCAGCCTGAGTTTGAATCATAAGTAGTTGCTTCGGATCGATTTGCTGTGCTGCTTGCTGTTGAGCCATTTGCTCCATCTGAGCTTGTTTCTGCGCAGTCTCTTCCATGAATTGAGCAGCAGCTTGACGTAAGCCTTCAATTCCACGGATTTCAATGTTATCCAGAAGAATGCCAAGACCTTTCGTGTTAATAAAGGCTGCAAAAGATTCGGACGTTTGCATTAATTGAATAATGGTTTCAAGGCTAATTTGCTTCTGTACTGCAAAGTTAACACCTGCTTCAACCTTTACTTCAAGACTCAAGGGGTCGTAATCCATGAAAGGATTTCCTTGCATATTAACGGTCTGATAGGATCGCTTTCCATCAGGATGAACAATAGGCAAGCTTCTCGGCGTAACGTAGTACTTGGGAATCAGGTCAAGTATCATCTGACAGACCCTATTCAATCCTTTCATGAAGCCTACTGTGTAAGGCATAGCAGCGGCATTGGAGTGCATAGCTCCCTGCATAATTGCCACTCCTGATAAATCATTATTCTGAATCCCAAGGGCTGCATCATAGGAGCCAAGTATCCCTTGGATCAAAGTATCTGACATTTGGAATGTCTCGCTGATTTGAGGTGGTATTGGCGTTCTCACTACTTCACGAGGTGGATTCAATGCTATTTCAGGATTTCCTTCGAAGAATTGATTATATAAGTACGTGCTGGGTTGCTGAACGTTAATATAGGCTTCCAAATAATCTTCAGGTATCGACTCAACAGACGCAATAATCTTGTGCTGAACTGTATTCTCAAGTTCATTAGCTAATGACTGTCCAGCATAATTCTTCAAGCGTTGCGCATCCTTGACATTATAGACGTAGGGGCGAGTCATTTGCTCTGCGGTAGAATTATTATTGTCTCTAAGTACGGTACTGTTACCATCGAAGAAAATCAGTGGCAGCATTTTATAATTAGTAGGAACTGGCTTCTCCACTAACTCCGCACCAGAGAACCGATATCGAATTATTTTCTCAATGATGGTTTCACGAATCTTTCCAATCGGGATAGGCGGTTGTTCAATATGACCCGCTTGGTTCCACATTTCCAAAAGTGTCTCGTAGTTATTAACGCTCACTGTACGACCATTGGATAATTTGGTAATCTTCTCCTTATTGAACTCCTTCTTATAATAATCGCATATCAGAACAATATCCTTCTTAGCTGAGCGATATGACCAGTTAAAACCAGAGAATGCTCTTGCGTATTTCAACCCCTTAAGAGCGTCAGAGCCATACTTTTTCTCTATTTCTTCAGATTCCTTGGGAAATAATTGAAAGCAGAAATTACCGTCCCCTTTATGTGATTTTCGAGCTAATGGGTCAAAACCACACAGCGTTGGATCAAATACTCTTTCTGTATAGATGCGTTGATCCATCGACATTTCATTCAGATAATCCGTGTAAACTTCGACTACAGAAAAGCCGCCCACCAGCAAATCAGTATAAACATCGTAACTAAATCCATCATTGTCAGAATCATTCAGGACTGCTCTAAAGTGCGCTTCAAGGACACTAATTAACTTGGGGTCAACCAGGTCAAAGCCATCCTGTGCCTTAACGACAAAGCCTGGCTCCATACGCGAGAATTCCCCACGGAGACGAGAAATATAAGCTTCCATCATGTTAAATTCTATTTGTGGTCGCTGTAATGTAGAAAGAACTGCAATATCATCCTCAGTCAACGTTGACTTATAGACGAATCGCTTAAATTCATGGAATCGTTCATAATTAGGTCTAAAATAGTTGTAAGCCTGTTCTACAGATTCCTTAATTTTTTCGAGTTGCGTGGTATGCTTCCTTGCAATAGCCGCCATATTCAAATCCTTTTCTTATAAGATTTATTCTTCAATGATGCGATACGATTCAAATGACTGGCCGCTTCTTGCGCTGTATTTCTGAACAATGCATCCTTGTGAGTAATTGAGTACAACATTCTATCAATTAGAGCTATTCTTACAGCATCTGAACAAGTATCTGCAATGTCATCATGGGCATGGGAATCATTATTCGTAATCTTCTTCATGTGGGTTACGCATAATTCCGTATGAGATCCATGAGCTGGAAGAGACACTTGTTTGCTCGCGATATAGGGTTGGATATCGATGAAGCGTTGTGATTTTGATCCAGATTTACGAGTACGTTCAATCTCTCGAACCTTAAGCCCTCTCATACCTTTTAGTATCGATATTAAAGTCACACCTGTGGACTTCTTCTCGATGAATGCAATCAATGGTGGCTTCTCATGACGGGCGCAATCTTGCCAGAAATCAAGGAATTCAGTTTCAAGATGCTTCGGTTCCACACGGATTTCTCGGCAGGCAATCCAATGCAGCCCCATAACCCCTGTCTTACGACCCTGTGTCTCGATGTTATATAGTCCCCAGAATGAAAACACTGTCGCATCATTTCGAGGGTCTTCGGTTTCTGCTGTATCTGCTGTGATGAAGGTACACAGGAATTGAGGTTCGTCTGCCAATAATGGGAAGTCTTCAGGCAGAAATAAACCACCTCCCGCTGGTTGGGGATCTTGTTGATGTTGAGCTGCGAAGACGTAACGGTCTTTATCCTTTCTAATCAGGAGCATTTCTAATGGGAAAGCTTCTGGATAAAGTGCGTTACCAGCCTCATCAAGTGATTTCAGAACGACATTATCCCATTCATAGCCATCCTCGCCTGCAAGGAAGTAAGCGGGTAAGTCTTGTTCGTGTAACCGTTGTCCAATAAAGACGATTGGGACGTTGATACCCCTTGGTCTCTGTTGAATGGTTTCACGGAAATTCGTAATTACAGATTCACGGATGAGGTCTGAGTGAACTTCGTCTGGCTTGTGGCTGTCATCGATAACCACTGCTCCACTGAAC